CTATTACACGCGTTGTACATCTGTACGGCTTACGCGATAGCATTCCAGCCACGTTTTATTTGTGTCGAACGTGGTATCGACATGACTGACGGGTCCTCGTATAAATCTTGGGTTAACCCTCGAAGTACACGCGGCCACCCGTCCAGACTAACGTTAACCTTTTTCGATTTAATCGTTAAAGACTTAACTTTAGTTCTGAAAAGTCTGCCATCCTTCTTACACTCGTGTCTTAACGCATTATGCGCAAGACAATCGAAGTAGTCGGATCGTATTCTACAAAGATAGGAAGCTCTCTCGGTACCCCATGGTAGGAGCCCGAAAATGCGTTCAACCTTGTGTAAAATATGTTCCCCCATCTGCACATTTCCATCTTGGATAAAGGAATTTCCAAGGGAGACGTAAGATGAAAGGAAAGCAGCGTCAGTCCGTCTACCGGTCCAAGGTTTCCTTAAGCGAAGAGGCGTAACTTTTTCACCTTTATAGGCGTCAAAGCCGCATGATTCGCGAAAGTTCCCTTGGGTGCAAGACTTATCCGTATTAACCTTTAGGCCAAAACGTTCAAGTTCTTGCACACAGACGTCTACGTACTCAATAGGGATAATAATATCATCCCCATAGACATAGACAGCCTGCTTCACCTCACGCAGTGGGACGCGACTAGCCCTTCTGATAGCTGAAACACATAAAACCCAAAAGATATAAGCTTCAATAGGAAAGCATAAAGCACTTCCCATTGGAGCGAATTTCTTAAGTTTTATGACTCTCCCATCTGGAAGAGTAGTTTCAGTCGTTCTTAATGCAAGAAGACATTGTAAGAGTTGAGGTGTTTTTGCAAACACTTTTCTTACAAGGTCAACGTGCACTAAGTCAGAGGCATCCTTAAGGTCCAACGTAGCAAAGGAACCATCTAACGATGATCTCTCAGCTATTCGTTGATTAACCTCTTGGGATGAAAAGTTTATGTGACCTTTGGTTAAGTAAAACTCTTCCAAATGGGACATAATCTTTCGGCCTAATCCCTGCTGGAGCCACATGTATTCAAGTGGTTCAGCAGAAATTAGTCTCGGACCTCTAGAATCTTTTGGGACTAGTACAACCTTCGCTCTGCCACTTTCGAGGCGTTGCAAAGACTTGTACCAAGCCAAGCGATCTATCAGTTCGCGTCGACCCCCTACCATAAAATAATTATAGTAGGGATACTGCTGATGAATAGCGTTATATAAGCGGGAGAAATTCCACTTATTATCAAGCTTTTCACCAGTAGCAACTGCTCCCGGGCCATGTCTTGGACTTATGTCTTTAGGATCGAAATCTCTAAAGACAGTCATAGTAATTCCCTGAGCGATTTCTAGGTCGCTATCAGGAATTTCCATGACACTTAAACTTACCTCGTTATTAATAAAATTATTAATAACATTATTTTCCTTCTCAGGAGAATAAGGTAGTTCAAGTTTATAAGCGAAGAACAAAACCTGCCGGATGAACTTAACAACTTCATAGGGTGGGTCTGGCCTGAGGACACCATTATCCGCGAAGACTTCGTTAAAGCACTCCCCCATAAAGGCGGGTATGCTTCTGTTCTTGAACGATTTTGCAAAAGTTCGAGGACAGCAGAACGAACCTTCAACCAATCCCTTATCAAATGCCTTTCCCAATTCGGGAAGGCATTTAGTGAGGAATGGCATGCCTTCGTTTTTAACACGTGAGATTAAAGTCTCAGTGTCTAGACGATAGCATTTACGGAAGATAGTGTCTGAGGATTTATAACCGGAAGACAGGAGTACTACGAAAAGGTCAACGATCTCGTTGATCTGGCTCTGAGGGACCTTTTGTTTCATAAAGGAGCCTTTCCAGAGCCCGTAGTAATTTTATCGCAAACTGGATCACCGGCCGAAGGTCCATCGTTAACTCTCTCCTCGAAGGAGTTGAGAAACGAGCGAGTCGTCGACAGTCGGCGTGGTGCCAGAAGTCAGCAGATCAATGATCTGCCGCAACTGGTCCACGACGATGTCAGACGCATCGAAAGACTCAGGGTTGGTGATTGTCACGTTAGTCGTGACACGGTAGGTAGAGGCATTGTCGATGACAACATCTTGACGTTGAATCAAGTGGCGATCGACTTTGCTATTACCCGAGCCGGACGAAGTGTGTTGAATTTTCAACACAGAAGGTTCGGCAAGACTCGCAGCGGTGTCAACACGGGTAGCACCGCCATTATCATAATTGATAGTGGCGAAACTATGATCCGTACCGGCAACGTCTTTTAGAGTTAACGTTCCAGAAAGCATAAAAACGGGCTCCTTATCGTAATACATGGTAACTTATGCTTTTCATATCACAGTATTTGAGATAATACTAGTGAACTAAAAAGCGCCTGCTGGTGGGTGTCAAGTGCGTGGAAGTCTGCCAGAGACAAAAATACTGGTAAACCGACCGTTCTGACATAAGACTGGTAAGCAATACTACCTAGATACTTATTGGTATTACCATAAGCAGGGTAGAATTCCTTTTCAAAAGTGAATCGACATTCCTCCTTCAAAGAAGTAGTAATATCGAAACACCTCCACTCCCCACTAAAAGCATTGCTTTGTGAGAAAGCAGAGAGCCAGCTGTTAACAGGTACGAACCAATCAAGAACAAAACTGAAAGGAATAGCATTCCAGACAATTTTGGCAGGATTGTTAAGACCCACAGCTGCAGCCATGCCCTTCCAAAACGCCCACATGTCGTCAAGACCTTGTAAGTCTTGGTAAAGCTTACAGGTACTAACGAACTTAAGATCATGGGACGTACAACGGATACGAAAATTTTCTCCTCCTTGGTTACCCACAAAGGGTTGGCCATAAAGGAAAGAAGAACCCACAAGTGGGTCCTTCCAAAAATCCGGTCTGTTGTAGTGAAGGCTAACAGTCTTTCCACGATTTCTACGAAGCCAATCAATACGGTCAATAACCTTTTGATAGACTGTAGTCATCTTTTGAAGGTCTCCAACAAAAGGAGCCCAAGCAAAAGAATATTCGAGGAAAGTATCGTTAGCCTTCTTGGCGCTACTCCGAAGCGAATTCATCTTAGCGAAATCTTTGATACTATCGAGAGTTCCTCGAAAGTCCTTGAGTTCGTAAATGAAATTCGCAATGGAGAGGATCTCAGGGATCTGGACAGAAAATTTCTGCCAAGCCTTAAGAGCCATATCGCCAATAAGTATACTTGGAGGGGACGGGACCCAGGATTTCACAAGATCAGGCGTAACAGGCATAACATAGTTGGCTGTATTGACAACTACAGTATCCTGCCAATCCCCTACATAAAGAGGCTTGGATAACGCGATCTTGGTATGACTGACAGGGCGCGGTCTAGTGAATGAATCATAGATCGCTCTACCGTTAACATCAATTATTTCTTCAAAATTGGTGAAATAATGATTGTTCCAGTAGACGTGATGTAGATCGCCGGAATCGGAATACGGGTGCCACGTTAAGTGGACCTGATAATCCTTTCCATTGTAACTACTTCTACGACGCTCTCCAGGCATACGAAATCCTCCGGTTTAACAATAAATCAGACACTTGACGAAGATGCCGAAAG